ATGGATATGCTGGTTCTTTCTTTAGTCAAAATACTGATTGATTCTTTAAATGAAAAGAGCATTTCAAAACGGTTAACTGGTAATTACGAAAAACTTGTAGGTAGCATTTCAAAAATAGAAGCTTGGCTATGTGAAAGTAATATCGAAAACTATAATGAGCATATTAAGTTCTTGAGAAATCTACAGGAGTTACGTTCAAGTGGAACGGGACATCGTAAAGGAAAGGGATATCAAAAAATTACGAAAAAGCTTGATGTGAAAAAAGAAAACTATGCAGAAACCTTTTCCTGTTTGTTAAAAGATGCTACTAACTTTTTAACGTTCATGGAATTAAATATTGAAAATTTGAAATAAAATGAAAAGGCTCCCCATCACCGGGAATTATCCAGTGGTGGGGAGCCATTGTATATCTATAGAGTTATGCATCCACATCAATGCTGACGCCAGATTTCAATTCAACTATTATGCGGTCATCCCAGATGGTGATCTGCTTAATCCAGCGTCGCACCAGTGATTCATCGAATTCAGTAAGGAGGGCGGTCTGCTGTGAGATGTAATCCTGCAAGTCGTTAATTCTCTTTATCTGTTCATCCCTTGCGGCGGTATCGACAGTGGTTTTCTGACGAAGTTCTCGGAATCTGAAGATCTCATCCGCTATTTCGTCGTAGTCCTCTTTACTGTTGGCTTTTTGAATCAGCTCCTGTTGCAGGGCCATTAGCTTCTTGTCAATGCTGTCTATGGCTGTTACCTGTGAAGCTCGGATGACTGCGGCAATGTTAAGCTGGAGCTGTGCCTGATAGTTATTTTTGTCGCCGAGTAATTGATTGATGGCATTGACAACGGCATCCTGAAGAACCAGCTCATTGATGGTTCGAGCGTGGCATTCAAGTCCGGTGGATTCCAGCCTGCTGATGCAGCGCCAGACAATTGATTTGACGCCTCGATTGTTCCAGTGGAGTCTTCGGAACATTTCACCGCATTCGCCGAAAATGACGATTTGGGAGAAGCAGTGATTGCAACTGTAGCTTCGTTTTTTGCCATTGTCACTGGTTTTTACCACTCGTCTGCGGACAAGTTCTTCCTGTATCTGCTGGTAAATGTTCTTCGGAATAATGGCTTCGTGATCGCCTTCTACATAGTATTGTGGAACAAGACCGTTATTTTTAACTCTGGTCTTGTTTAGAAAGTCTGTAGTGTAGGTCTTTTGAAGCAGGGCATCACCGATGTATTTCTCGTTTCGGAGAATTTTGTTGATG